TTTATAGAGCCCGACCAATGAGAAAAAGGATATGACAAATAAGATATGGCAGGCATGTGTCTTTCGGAACCAGTGGAATTTATATACACCACCGGAGTCACACCACTTTGCAAAAGTGTTGTATCCACAGCTGCTGAGACCCCCCATGATGTAGTATTTAAATATGAATATCTTGATGATAATTTCTTTATATCCATCTCAAGAATCTCTGGTGGGAGATTTAACTCACTACCTTGTGAAATTTCATTAGCTGCTGACAAACACATCTTTGGTCGCACATCTGGTTGATCAGTCAAGGACATCGGATTATGGGACCTAACAACAGGATCATTTACTGAAAAAGGTCTACTGTACCCCAACGACTTCGCTACATCTGCGCCCATCTGCAATGCCAATGAAATTGGTGTAGAATATGGAGCTAAAATTGGAATTAAACCCAACTTATTCGTTTTGTGAGCCAAATTAGACAAAGTTTTTGAAACTTTCTTAGTTTCACCAGAAGACGCATAATAAGTCGTGGGCACCTCTAAATCAACATCCTCCAAGGAAAAGAACACATTAACTGTAATTGGATCAGTGGCACCATTACAATGCGCCAAATTGTTAATTGAATTGAGAGCAATTGTATAAGGATTATCAACTAATGGAGATTCCGTCTGATTTAATGTGTACCAATGAAAAACATTAAAATATGGCAGTTTAAGAGTCAAAGTCTGTGATTGATTGACTGATGCAAACACGTGCGGTCTTTGTGTAAGACGAACAAAATCTGCATTAACGGGGGTGAGCGGTAAACGCGCTGGTTCCAAATCATTATAAGCGCCCAAAGGCAAAGCTGAAAGTAACAAACTACCTGAATAAAAAGGGTTAGCTGTAAATGACACTGTAATAACTTGAGTAAATCTAATACGTGAAAACTGGTTCAATTTGTGTTTAATAGGAATCAAGCCCAAATAATTTTGTAGCGAAACAGTGGCATTTAAAGAATTTCCAGGGGTCCAGGTAAGGGTTTGGACTTTTACAGGCCTAGACAAGAATTCTTTCAAAGACATCATGGAAAACGTAGAATAATCAATCTTTTCATAAGACAAATCCACTGAATGATCAATTGGCTGGTCAAAGGTTCTATCATCGCTCACCATATTTTGTGCGGTTGTTTGAACATATGAATGTTCTATATCGTTAGTAATTAATGAATCTGCAATATAATTATTTTACTGGGTTAGATATATTATACTTCCCAAACTTTTACACCGGTAAAAACCTGAATATAAACAGCAAAGCCTACATATTTTAGCTAAAAGACTTCTAAAATGTGTGGTAACCAAATACTGAGTAGAAATTCGTTATTAAAGGAAACTTTTCTATTGTTAACCTACAAGAGAGTTTAACGACGTCTCTTACGTCGATTGGAATGTCTTCAAAATCACTTTTTTATCATCAAAATATACCTCAGGAACTCGACATCTAAGTGTGGAAACAAAAATATATCCAGAATAGTCGTAATCGAAAAATTTTTCACATGCTTTTAAAGATCCACGTAAATCGACTCCGTTAGCCGGATTTAACTCACACACACGCGGGATTTGATCCCGTAAACTGGCCACAAAATCTTCAAAGACCTCTCTCCCATATAATCTAATCTCGAATAGGGATGATAGAATTGCCCCCTGAGCATGGGCAATCAAATTTTTTGACGTCGTCCACGTCAACATCTTGTGAATCGTTAACAGATCTATCTGGCCGAGCTCATTCCGTTTTAAAAATGTGACATCTTTCTTCTCCATAAAGGGTTGTGTAACTTCATTTTTGCTAGAATCTGTAGGCCTGATACCCAAAGACAACATGATTGGAAGGGTCGAAAGCTGGTTGTACGCGCTTAATGACGTGGTTTCATGAGCATCATCCCCTCCATATATACCCCTGACATGTTCAGAATAGACGAGTGTTGGAAAGAGAGTATAGAAGCAATATCTGGCACGAATTGAATTGGCTATCGAATTAAATATATACGTCAATGGATGTCCGGATGGCGTTCCTGATTCTAAATTATATAAATCGTTGCCGAACAAAGCTACGGGAGAAGTGAACAGTGGCTGAAAAGCTTTGAAAAAGGTGTCATCTGGGAAGCCTCCACCCAATTTTGCAAGCCTCATCATAATTTCAAAAGCGGCATCCATTAATTGCTTCGGTAGTCTCAAATCCCAATCAGAAAAGTCTGCGGCCATATGGAATTCATTTACATTCAAATAATCTTGAATTTCTTTCCATTCTTGGGAATACGGATTTATACCGTAGGCACATTCAAACTCAAGGGGGTGCCTGTAAACCAGCAACGGCAACCACCAAAAATACTTTCGGCAAATACAATATGTGGCCGTGTCCCCAACGTAAATTAACCGTGTTTTTGTTTTAGACAGTTTCACAACTTCATCCTTAATCTGAGCTTTCACCACCGAAAAGTATGTTTCTCCACGCAACAACATGTCTTCACATTCATATAAATATTCTCGAAATCGAGGATCAAATACAACCTGGTCACCGTTAAACGTTATAAAATCCCTTTTCTTTCCTGTTGCATACGGATAGCCTACCGCTGTGTGAAGTTTCATGGGCCGTATTTCCTCAATTCGCACACCATTTTCCTTTCCCATTAAAGCATTTGAATACGTCTCAGGGTGGATGGAACTAACATCTGAGGGGGTCAGCGAGGCCGTCACACGACTAAAATAATCTTCAATGGCTACTCGCAAGATACCCGAATCCATTTCATTCTTAGCTTGTTTCAAGATTTTCAAATTGCGCTTATGTGTGTCACTCACATTACGTCTAATCACTCCCCCTCGATACACCGACGGAACACCGAAGATACTGCGATCTATCAATGACCCATTGACCCGCAACTCCATCTTGGACAAAAAGGATTCTTTTGCTGCAGACTTTGTGGACTCACCACAGGCTCCTCGTAATTCCCCAATACACACTGAAGCACCAAAAGGTCGAGCACTACTACAAAATTTCACAGAATCTGTCAACGAGCCACTCATTTTTGGTTGAACTGTCGGCATTATCACAACGTCTAGGTCAACTTTGGGGAACGGTGTTATCAATATTGTGTTCAACCCCGGTGCTGTCCCTACTAACATTCCTACATTCACACCATTCTGATCGACAACGACAACGCCGCAATCTCCAACCACAAAACGCTTACTGGGGGAATTAAAAATGTACCCCTTTGGAATGGTAATGACATTGTCCCCGTCCTTATACGATTGATTCAATCTAGTCTCAACAAACTGCAATGGATAGTTAGTGCGATCTTCGGGATCATAACAATAATAAGATGCGCCAATTTGGGGCTCGGTTGGTAAAATCTGCCCGTCTCTAAACATGGAACCAAAACGAACAGCTGTCTCTTTCAATTTGACATACGCTATATCCAATTCGGGAAAAATCTGGACACGCTCCACATTTGTTTTAGCCTCATAGGTGACCTCACCGTCGACAATTTTTCTAACATAAACGGTTATATTAGGGTCAAACCCTTTGAATAAATGTGCCACTGTCATCACGTGAGTACTATCTACAAAATATCCATAAGCTACGCGATCCATAATCTCAACCGTCACTGCTCTACGAGCGGCTTTCTTCAATCCATGAGAGGCAATTCCTGATGCACCTCGAATGTCATTGTATTCCTCATTTCTGGAATTTGATTTCTTTTCTTTCTTCTTCCACCTGGTTGAGGCCACACCTACACCAATAACCGAAATACCCACTAACAAAGCGCCAACAACCGCAATCGTTGCCATATGATCTCTAATAACCCTGTAATAAAGGGGACGCGACCACTGCACAAGCTTAAAATTGGCATACGCTCGAAACTTTGCAAACTCGTAGCGGAAGTGTTCGGGAAAAATTCGTAATCTCTGCAAAACAACACTTTGTCGTGCTGGACTTCGGGATACCCACCACGTTTGAATCATCAATGAAAAAGCTACACACGCATGAACAGGATAAGAAAGAATAGGCATCAAAAACGCGGAAATAGCTGTGTGCGCATGGAACATATACATGCCCAAAAACCCAAGGTGAGTAGCTAAAATTGTAAACATATGATTATACTCAGTTCCGACGGGTTGTAAATCGGGATTCAATCCTGGATTTACATCTTTTTCATCTTGAGAATTGTCAAACACCTTGTAGGGAATAAGACTATGGTCTTTGTTAGCCATATAATCATCCAAATAAAATTTTGCAACTTGTGCATCCACATGAGGCCATAGCCATATAGGAATAGCGACTGAATCTTTCTTTACATTTGCTAACCCTCTTTGAACCCGACAATTTCGAAATTCAGGTTTTTCATCCGGCTGCATATTAAACTCCATCAAAGGGTCATCACCATTAAAATCAGGATTTTGGTAAACTCCACGTGGTTTACTCTTTCTGAACCACCCGGACGCAACAAACACTTCGCTCTCCTTTTCTTCAAATACTCCTGAATCACCTGGTGGTACATCATCATGTAACAGCTCACGCCACAACTGCGTAATCTTTATGTCTTTCTCAGTGTCTGTTTGTGGTTGCCCCAAGACAAACGCCGGAGGACTTTGATCAGCAAACTCCAAATCAGTTTCATAATCCTCAGTGTTATGGGAACAACATGATTTTTCCTCATCACTAGAATCCAAATTATCTACGCGTTTGTTCTCATACTGTTCCTGTGGAACGTTTGTGTGCACCATCGCCGAGTCTTCATCAGTCACACTAGGTGCCTGGGAGTCCAAATCTACAACCTTCGCACACGTACAGGGTCGAGTGTAGCATGACAGACAAATCGGATCTTTTAAATTTTGTCTCATTTTATCAAGCTCGATGTGCTTGGTCAATTGATCATGAATATATCTCAGAGCTTCTGATCGCCGTTTTGTCTTAAACACTTCCTCCATCCTGTTACTCGTTGGGTTCACCAATGGCTGGTCTTTATTGTATTCGGGAACCACCTGTTTAAAGATGTATGTAAAACCATTCTCGTAGTAGCTGCTATCAGCATCAGCAAAATTGAAAGTATAAGTGCTCACATCGGGGTGCACCTCAAAATAACAATGAAACCGCCTTAATAAGGCTATGGGATTTTGGACATACGTTGATACACCGAGCTTGTCGATGTTGGATGTAAC